ATCGTCTTGTAACATATCTAATTGTGACCACGTAACTTCTCCTCGAATCCATTGATATATCCAAGTTAATGCTCTTTTGACCATATCTAGGCTCATGTTAGCACAACCAGATAATTGTGCAAGTGGATCTAATTTCCCAATAAATTTTCCGGTTAATCCATATCTTGTCATAACTTGTTGGGATACTGTTAACAAAAATACTTCTAATGAATGATTCTTTGCCACATAAAATGTTGTAGCTCCTAAGTATCCCATAGAAATTAACTTATCCAGCATGGACGGTCCTTCAGTTTCCTGTGTTGATTCTCTCGGTATCATTGAATTTACTAAATTTACTGTTTCCAGCACATTAGGGGGTAATGAAATATTATGATTAATGTTAAATGATGGCATAGATAAACCCAAAAATTCCGGTTGTAAAACATCTTGATATATGTCTTCCCAATCATCATCAACTTCTGCATCAAACTCATAAACATTCTTTTGTTCAATAACATATTTTCGTAATCTTATATTTGGTTTAAGATTGTATCTTCGTGTGATGAAGAAGTTGAAAAATAACCGGGCATCTGAAATTGATATATTTTTGCGTTTAACCAAGTCCTGAATCTGGTTTGCAACCATTTTCATGTCTTGTATTTTCATGTTCCAAAAATCTTGTGAGTAACGAAATTGCTCACTATTTGTAAACTTGTTATGTTTTATTTGAATAATAAACCAAGACTTTGAAACATCTCTGACGGAGGTTGAGCAAGTTTCCTCTTCCATTTCATCATCGATAGATTCATCAGATGAAAAACCAACATCAGTAGATTCGTCTAGTTCATACTCATTTCTGTTGCGCAGAATAGAGTTTGCGCGCATATAATCACGCAAATACCATTCTGATATCTCGGGCTCTTCACATATTGTGTGTAAGTCATACATAGTCATATCACTAAGAGCCAAATAATTTTGTTTTTCTGTGTCAATTAACACAGATGTTAATGTATTATTTTTTGTAATATCATAGCCGCAATAATGACCGCATTTTCGCAGTCCAATTGAAAACCCCGCGGCAAATAAATGTTCGATTTTTGAATAAAAAACGTCATAGGGGTATTCATCTTTAACGACCAATAAATCAGGGGTCGTATATAAATCATGTATGAAAATTTGAGTTGCATCAAAAATTTCTTCAATAAAATACTCATCACAATAATATTGTGGCAAGTTAATAAAAGAATCATGTTGAAAACTACGCTGTCCCTGAAGGCTCTGAC